GAAGAACTTCAAAAGAAAAGTATTTTTATTGCTACACCAATGTACGGCGGCATGAATCATGGACTTTATGCTAAGGCATGCCTAGATTTGCAAGCTATCTGTATGCAATATGGTGTTCAAGTGAAATTCTCATTTCTTTTCAATGAGTCTTTAATCACTCGTGCTAGAAATTATCTCGTAGATGAATTTTTACATCGTTCAGACTGTACACACATGTTGTTTATTGATGCTGACATTCACTTCAATCCACAAGATGTTCTTGCATTGTTAGCTCTAGATAAGGATGTTATTGGTGGTCCTTATCCTAAGAAAGCCATTAAATGGTCATCAGTTAAGAAAGCACTCACTAAAAATCCAGATATGGAAGCAGGTGACTTAGAAAAAGTTACCGGTGATTATGTTTTTAATCCAGTGAGAGGCACCGATAAATTCAGTGTTGCCGATCCACTCGAAGTATTGGAAATTGGAACAGGTTTTATGTTGGTTAAACGTGAAGTTTTTCCTAAATTCGCAGAAGCTTTCCCACAACTACGGTACAAACCAGATCATGTTGGTCAAGCTCACTTTGATGGAACACGTTATATTCATGCATACTTTGATACATTAATTGACACTAAAGATTCTGCAACTGGTGGTGGTTCTGACCGTTACCTATCAGAAGATTATATGTTCTGTCAATTGTGGCGTAAGATTGGTGGATCAATTTGGTTATGTCCTTGGATGAGAGCTGACCATATCGGTACTTATCACTTTAGAGGTGACATGCCAGCAGTAGCAAATTTTGTTGGTGAAATGTAATGATTGTTGGATTACTTGGATTTATTGGTTCAGGTAAAGGAACGGCGGGTGATATTCTTAAAGACCTTGGTTTTACTCCTGTAAGTTTTGCCAAAGGTGTTAAAGATATCGCCGCAGAAATGTTTGGTTGGCCACGGCATTTACTAGAAGGTGATACTGAACAGTCTAGACAATGGCGTGAACAACCAGACAAGTTTTGGACAGAAGAATTTGGTCGTGAGTTTACACCAAGGCTCGCACTACAACTAATGGGTACAGAAGTTGGACGTGATGTTTTTCATTCCGACTTCTGGATTATTAAATTGAAAAATTATATTCGTAATAATCCAGATCAAAATTATGTTATAACAGATGTTCGTTTTAAAAATGAAATTAAATTTGTACATCAAAACAAAGGTATACTCATAGAAATACAGCGTGGTATAACTCCACATTGGTATGATATTGCATCTAGGGCCAATATGGGTGATTGTAAAGCTGAAGATTTTATGTTGAAACAATCTGGTATACATGAATCGGAATGGCGTTGGATTGGTGGTTATATTGACCACCATATTGACAACCAAGGTTCTTTGGAAAACCTAAAGAACAAATTGATTAAATGCTTGACAACCTCTTACGGTCCAGGTATAATGAGTGAATTGAAACAAGGAGTATCGTAATGAAATTATCTAATGAGACCTTAACGGTTCTTAAAAACTTTGCCAACATTAATCCTGGCATTGAATTTAAGGCTGGTAAGAAATTGACAACCATTTCCGCAACGAAAACTGTTTTGGCCAAGGCCGGAATTAAAGATGATTTCCCACAAGATTTCTGCATCTATGACTTGAACCAGTTTTTATCAGTACAATCATTGTACAAAGATGGTGAAATTGATTTTGATGACAAACATGTTATCTTCAAAATTGGTCGCAAGAAACTCAACTATCGCAAAACTGTAAAAAGCATGATTGTAACTCCACCAGATAAAGAGTTAACATTGCCTTCTGTTGATGTATCTTTCACCTTGAAAGAAGAAGAACTTGCTTCTATCTTAAAGACCGCAAGTATTCTACAATCACCTAACATTGCTATTATGTCTGATGGTGAAAAGATTTCTATTACAACCTGTGATGCAAAAGATAATTCTGCACATACCGATTCAACAGAAATTGCTGATGGTAATGGTAAGAAATTTAAAGCATTGTTTTTGACAGAAAACTTTAAAATGATTTCCGGTTCTTATGAAGTGCAAATCTCATCTAAAGGTTTGTCTTATTTTAAGAACACTAAAGAAGATATGGAATACTGGATCGCCATTGAAGCAAAAGAATCCGATTTAACTTTTGGAGAATAATATGATATGGATTACAGAAGCAGCCAGCGGCAATAAGATTGCAATTAACCCCACATACGTTGTGGCTGTGTTCACCATTACTGAAGGCGATCAGAAAGGTAAAACAGCAATCAACTTAACTAATGGAAATGTTGTTGTTGAAGAAACTGATTTCGATGTTATTGGAATGATGGCATAATGACTAAAGTGAATACATTATTTGGTTCTTTTGATGAAGACCAATTAAAAAAACTTAAGGGTTATGTTGATGAGATTGTATTGCATATGCAACGCAATCAATCTAATGGTGAAGCAATTAAAGACATTGTGGATATCACCAATGATGAGTTGAAAATCCCTAAGAAGATTGTCAAACGTATGGCAAAAACACAATTTAAAAATTCATTTCAAACTGAGGTTGCAGAATCTAAAGAGTTTGAAGCACTATTTGAAAGCATGAACGAGGTGAAATGATGGGTGAAGTAAAAACATGGACTGATAGATTCGAATATATTGCTGTTTTGAAAAAAGAAATTCAAGTCTTAGAATCCAGACATAATCCAGATCAAGGTGGTACCGGACACATTAACACAGCGATTGGTGTTTTGAGAAATAGAGTTGATGAACTTGAACTAGATTCAATGTGGCCTTTTCCAAATGCAACAACAGCTTGAATTTGAATTCTTCTTTCCATTAACGGATCAAACCAAACTAAATTTGGATTTTACTTCGTGTGAACAATGGATTGCAGAGTGTAGAAAGAAACAATCGGCCAATAGTACTGTTGACTGGACACCACTTCTTATTTCTAGTGGTGGCACTGGTCTTACTATATCATCGTCATCAACAGTAACGGGTTCCTTTGTTTTAAAACCTGATGTGAAAAATGTTGGTAAGTGGGAAATCACAGACTCTATGTTTGTGTATATACGCACAAAACCAAATGCAGTCGTAAGATTTTTTGCCAAGTTTTTTCTTGGCTTTAAATGGCATGACGAAATTTAATTATATTATGGAGTATTTGAATGTCACAACACATTTTGTGGGTGGAGAAGTATCGCCCTAAGACCATTGAAGATTGTATTCTTCCTGATGGTATCAAGGCAACATTTCAGGAGTATGTAAACCGCAAAGAGATTCCTAATCTCTTGTTGGCGGGTTCTGCTGGTGTTGGTAAAACTACAATTGCAAAGGCTCTCTGTGAAGAAGTCGGTTGTGATTATATTATGATTAACGGTTCAGATGAATCGGGTATCGATGTTCTACGGAACAAAATCAAGAACTATGCATCTTCAATGTCTTTGTCTGGTGGACGCAAGGTCGTTATCATTGACGAAGCGGACTATCTAAATCCAAATTCAACTCAACCTGCCATGCGTGGTGCAATCGAGGAGTTCTCATCCAACTGTTCGTTCATCTTCACATGTAATTTTAAGAACAGAATAATTGATCCAATTCATTCCCGATGTACTGTTATTGACTTTAAAATCAATGGCAGTAAACAAAAGATGGCTTCATTTTTCTTTAAACGTGTTGAATGGATTTTAGAACAAGAGAATGTTACATACGACAAACAAGTAGTTGCTGCGGTAATTACCAAACACTTTCCTGATAATCGCCGTGTTCTAAATGAACTACAACGTTATAGTGTTAGTGGCACAATCGACAAAGGCATCTTGGCCTCGGTTTCAGATGTGCAGCTGAGTGAGTTGGTGACCTCACTTATGAACAAAGACTTTGCGGCTTGTCGTAAATGGGTTACAAACAACTTGGATAATGATATCACACGAATCTTTAGAAACATCTATGATGGTTTGTATGATAAGTTGAAACCAAATTCTGTACCACAAATGGTACTAATCTTGGCTAAGTATCAATATCAGTCTGCTTTTGTTGCAGACCATGAAATCAATTTGATTGCCTGTCTTACAGAACTTATGGTTGAATGTGAATTCAAATGAGTCCGTTCGACTATGCCGATTACATCCTGAGAAAGAAGGTGCCGGATGGTGAATTGGACTTCAAAGATTATGCACCTTTCCTAATCAATAGGTCTTTGTCCAACCACTTAGATTGTGTCTTGTATGCCAATGACATGAATATGTGGCCAGGAATCGACAAGGACATGCAATACCAGTATCTTCTAAATAGTATCAGGCCTATGAAACGAAAGTTCGTTCCATGGCAAAAGGCCGATTCTGAGAAGGATATTGAGTGTGTGAAGACCTATTTTGGGTATTCAAACTCCAAGGCTAAAGAAGCCCTACGTATCCTCACCGATGAACAAATCGCTGATATAAAAACAAAAATAGATACAGGCGGAGTGAAGAATAATGATAGACATTAAAGACTTAGTTGAAGTGACATTGGATGACAAAGATGATTTTCTAAAGGTACGTGAGACACTGACCCGTATTGGTGTTGCTTCCAAAAAAGACCAGACATTATACCAATCTTGCCATATTCTCCACAAGCGTGGACAATACTATGTGGTACACTTTAAAGAATTATTTGCCTTAGATGGCAAACCAACCGACCTTACTGAAAACGACCTGTCACGTAGGAATGCTATTGCAAACCTATTGGAAGATTGGGGTTTAATAAAGTTGGTCAACAAAAAACAAACCGAGGTGCCACCACCAATTTTCCTATCACAGATTAAAATTCTGTCGCATAAGGAAAAGAATGAGTGGCAATTAGTTACCAAATATAACATTGGTAAAAAAC